GTTTGCGTGAATAGTTTGATAACCGCTTAAATAAGCGGTTATAGGAGAAGTACAGGGCATGTGAGGTGCCTAGAGGTTTTTAGAGCCTCCAGCCTCCACGTTGTGGGGCTGATCTCATATTTGGGGATTTTGTACGCATAGAATGCTTACGGAAAGTCCTAGCGGACTTTTTTTTACTTACCCCTTTGCGATGCATGTACATATTTTTTCTCCTTTAGTGGTTGTTTGGTGTCACCTAGCACAGTAATATCAAGTATGATTACTGTGCAGCGGGCTCATCGCCCGCTTTTTCCGAGGTACTCTCCAAGATTGGAGCACTCGCCTCGGGTTTATTGACTAAGCCGAGCTTAATAGCTTCGGCTTTATTTTCAGGATTGTCCAAGAATTCAATCAATTCTTGTGGGTCGTTATCAAAACGAGCCCGTAAAGTAGCTGGCAGAGTCATAAATTGATCCTCTGCAGCGATAACGGCATTAAGGGCACTATGGTAGTCACCAATGCCCGTAAAATCGCCGTATTGAGGCGTTAAAGCCTTTTGTGGAAGTTGGCCAGTTATATTGAACTGGCGAAGGATGTTGTTTATATCAGTTTCGTCTTTGAAATGCTGCTGAGTCCGAGTAGCGTCCTCACAACGCAACCCAGACTCATTTGACGCAGCAACTGTATCGTAATTATATGGATTACGAATAAATGGTTCTTTCATATATACCTTTTTCAAAATTTGATGCCAAAAGCTGAAGAAGCACTTTTGCCGATACGTTTTAAATCACGATACCAATAAGGATCGACAGATGGAGCAATGTTATTGCGTTGATTAAGTTCCATTGCTGAATTAAGCTGACTAGCGGTATCTTTCAAAGCTAAATCTGAAAGTATCCGTTTATATTCAGCTTTAATGTTTGGATTAGTATCCAATTTGTTAACAGTATCAGCTTGTATATTGTCTGATTCTGTATCAGTTTTAACTATTTGAGCCTCAATAAGTCTATTTTGCATAACATTATTAAGCGCCATAGCTGATGTAGCTGCAGAATTTGCAGCATTACCTAATGCATTTTCCATACGAGGCGGAGCAGTAGAAGCTGCTTGAGCTCCACTAGTAGGTTTAGCTCCACCTTGCGTGTAAGCTAACATAGGATTTAATCCAGCAGCCATTAAATCCTTAACAGCTGTTTGATATTGAGTTTCTCTTTGATGTGTTTGAAAAGCTCTATCCTTTTCAGCTTCTGCAGCATTAAAAGCATTGCCAAGCTCCATTAATTGAGCATTGGCATTATTAGCAGAAGTTTGACCTAGAAAAGAACCAGCAGCACCCACAAGAGGTGTAACAACAGAACCAATAGACTGAACCGCTTTAAGCGGTTCAGCCGTAGCTTGTGAGATGAGTCCGTCAAAGAATCCCATATTAGAAGTGATCGATTAAGCCTGGTACAGAGTACATAGGCAATGGACGAGCTTTCTTTACATCGAAGAAAGAATCAAAAATAAATTGTTTGCCGTTAGCAGCAGCACCGACAGCAACCACTCGAGATACTGGTGGAGTATCTGCAATAAATGTGTCATTTAATGTGGGTAAAGTTGTGAACTTCTGGGCAAGATGCCATGCGTCAATAGTGCCGGATGCAGTAGATCTAAAGAGTCCGGAAATTCGGCTAGGATAATATCTATATTCCGCCCAACGCTCTTGATATCCGAATACATCGTCATCGGTAGTATTTCCGGTAACATAAATTTCCTTATTTAATACAGCTTGTTCACCAAGCATTGCAAATGCTGGGAAATAGAAATCGTAACGGGTTTCACGGCTCCACATACGTGAGAGACCTTGCTGATATGTTAAATCAGCACGAATAGATACTAACCCGATAATTACGCCATGCTCAACAAATGACTGAGTAAAGCCATGGTTATGAGCGAGAGCAGTACCCATAGAAGCAAGTGTACCGAGAGGAGTATTGGTCCCAGTAGCAGCTGACGCAGACGTTTGCGCGATTGGATTGATATTAATCGGTGTAGAACCGCCTCCGAGGTATTCAGGCCTTTGGAGTCGTGCATCAGGAGAGATGACGCCGAAATGAGATCTAATAATTTCTGTATAACGTGTACCACCGCGTGCGTCCCTTTCTAATAATTTTTGAATCTGGAATGACTGACGTAGTTGGTTAATAGTTGCTGATGTTGCAGCTGACAAATCAGCATATAGAGGTTTTGTTCCGGCAGCTACTCCGGAATTGCCTGCATAAATAATATTGGATCCATCATTACGTAAATATTGTGGATCATCATTGTTGTCATTAATAGATAAGTATGGTCCAGTAGTACCAGCATATTTAATAGGTGCAGATGAGCCTAATGGCAATGTAACAGCATCACCCTTTTGTGGCCAAGGTAATGCTGAAGTGAAATAATCTTTGCGTTTACCACGTCTAAGAATTTCATAGTTTGCGGCTGCCGTTGCATCAGTAACGTCGCCTTTGTATACAAGAACACTGTCTTGTAAATTTTCGTCTCGAAACCATTGGTTCCAGACTAAGTTATACGCCCGTGTGAAGAATGCACAATGGTCGATAGTTTTTGTTGGGTCCATTTGCCCAACAGTAGGCAAGCCCATATAGTCTTGCAGTGATCCGATGGCGTAACCGCCTTCGGGTGAAGTTTGTTGTGGAATAACATAATCGATTGAATCATCAGGGTTTTCCTGTTGTCCCATGAATTTTTCCCAGTTATCCCAGACTAATCGATTTGGAATAAAGAAAAAGAATGAATCCATAACCATGTTGTCCATTATTGGAAATAATGGTGTAGATAGACGGGCAAATGCCGTCATCTTTAAATTGAATGTGTCTCCGGGTAGTACCTCGTCGACGTATACGGGAACTAGGTAACCAGCGTCGAACGTGGTTTTATGTGCCGACTGACAGTCGAATTTGGAGCGGGGAATGTCCGCCTTTGGAATCATAGTGAACTGGTGTACGTTTACTGATTTATTGCGGTGCATTTGTGCTCCTGTGTAGTTGCGTGAGAAAGGTTTCCCTTTCTCTACGCTTGGTTTTTACTTGGTAATTTTTACCTGTTTCCCTAAGGATAGTAGTTTTGGTTGTTCATGTAAAGTGAACAGACCAGAGTTGTCATCAAAGCTACCGAATTCATATAAATCGAAATCGTCGCTGTGATGGTATAGCTGATTATCATCAGCTTGTCGGTTTATCTCATCAGAGAAAGACCGAATGGCGACACCAACAGAAGGCACGAACATTGGTCGTGCATATGCGTCCGCTGCGCGGTCTTTTACAGAACAGAGTACTAAAATCATGAGGATTTTCCTTAAGTGAGGGTACGTTTAAGTTTTTTTAATCTTGCTTTTACTACCTTAGCTTTTACTTGTAAACGCTCGGGTGTATTGTCAAGATGTTTTAGTTTAGCAGTTTTTTCTCGTTCGTATTGTATTTCGTCAAACTCGTACGGGTTTTCCTTATTATATTTTTTATCATAATATTTTGGGGGTTTAACTTTTTTTTCATTAAATACGACGTAATCATGTGGATAAACATCGTTTTTGTATTTTTCGAGCCATGACGTTCCGATTCCGGGTTTCAGGCTCATTTTTGCATATTCGGGTTTTCTTTGGATTATTTCTCCAGTTTCGAAGTTGACGTCTTCATAGTGGGCATGGGCTTGTTTACCTTTTACTTTTTTAAGAACATATCGAGTAACGTAGCCAATTGAGTCCCAGTTAGCGTCTCCAACGGAGGAATAACCAAATGGCCAGAGGGCTTCAAGCTCTTCGGATCTATAAAGCATAGAACCAGCGGGAGTCCTTTTCCATAATTTCTTATCATTGAAATCGTATCCGAAGATAATGGCGTGGAAGTGAGGTCGGCTGAAATCGTCGCCATATTCTCCAGCCATGTAGTAGCGGATTTTGTGAGGTTGTAATCTCTTTCTAAGTCTTTTGAGGAACAGTTGAAAGTGTTCATGGTGAAGCGATCCATCGCTTGGGAGATTGTCATCATTGTATGTGAGAGTTATAAAAGAGTTTTTTTCATGCATTTGCGCTTCATGAGTGCAGCGCATCGTCCATTGACGTGCATGTTCCATACGGCAGCTATCGCATTGACCGCATGGTATTTGTATTTGACGATGACTATCGTCATCGTTTTCCTTAAACGACAAGACCCGATGGGGCTTATCGTTTGCGTGAATAGTTTGATAACCGCTTAAATAAGCGGTTATAGGAGAAGTACAGGGCATGTGAGGTGCCTAGAGGTTTTTAGAGCCTCCAGCCTCCACGTTGTGGGGCTGATCTCATATTTGGGGACTTCGTCCGCATAGAATGATGTCTAAAAGTCCTAGCAGACTTTTTTTTGCTTACGCCTTTGCGATGCATATACATGGTTTCTTCTCCTTTTGTGGTTGTTTGGTGTCACCTAGCACAGTAATATCAAGTAGTATTACTGTGCTGCAGGCTCACCGCCTGCTTTTTCTGAGGAACTCTCCATGATTGGAGCACTCGCCTCAGGTTTATTGACGAGGCCAAGTTTAATGGCTTCGTCTTTATTGTTAGGATTATTCAAGAATTCGATCAATTCTTGAGGATCATTGTTAAATCGGCCACGTAATTGGGCCGGTAAGGTCATAAATTCGCCTTCTGCGGCGATAACTTGATTAAGAGCACTATGGTAGTCACCAATGCCTGAGAAATCGCCATAGCGAGGGCTCATAGCCTTTGTAGGTAATTGGCCAGTTATGTTGAACTGGCGAAGAATGTTGTTAATGTCAGTTTCGTCTTTGAAATGCTGCTGAGTCCGAGAGGCGTCCTCACAACGCAGCCCGGACTCATCTGACGCAGCATTAAGGTCGTAATTATAAGGATTACGAATAAATGGATTTTTCATTGTTTTCACTTTGTAAATTTAGCGATTGAACCAGCTGAAGAGTTAATAAATTGACCTAAGCCTTGAATCCATTTGGCTAAAGTTGGATTCTCACGATTAAAGTCAGCCAGAGGCTTACCTTGATCAATTAGATTTTGTATAGCTTGATTAGTTTTTTGTAAATTAAGAATTGTGGCTTCAGACTGTTTAGCAGAAGTAGTATCTCTAAGTGTTGCAGCTTGAATTGCTGGTGTTTGTACTTGAAGATTGCGTTCTGTAGCAATACGATTTAATAGTTCTTGATTAGCAATTTTTGTTTCAGCTTCAGTTTTAGCAGCTTGAGCACTAGTAGCTAGTGTTTGGGCATTTGTGTTTGCAATTTGAGCTTTAGTTAATTCAGCAGCAGATGATGTAGATTGCGAACGTTGATAGCCTTCAACTGCAGCAGCGCCTTTGTTTCCGACAGTGGTAGTTGCTCCCGCGGGGGATGAAGCCCCCCCTTGGGTATAGGCTAACATCGGGTTAAGACCTGCAGCTTTTAAATCAGCGACGGCACGTTGATAAGACGTATTAGACATACGTTCTTGGAAATCCATCTGCTTTTGGGAAATATTCAAATTAGCAGCGTTTGCACCTTGTTGACCTAAATAAGAAGCGCCGGCACCCAATAAGCCTGGAATATAAGACATTATTCCAGCACTGGGACCTCCGGCAGCCTGAGAAGCTGCTTGCCCGAAAGAAGCAGTTTCTCCTACGGTTGATCCAAGATCACCGATTAAATCACCGACACCACTAAAGTCTATACCGAATCCCATATTAGAAGTGATCGATTAAGCCGGGTACAGAGTACATTGGCAATGGTCGGGCTTTCTTAACATCAAAGAAAGAATCAAAGATGAATTGTTTTCCGTTGGCAGCAGAACCGACTGCCACAACACGGCTAACAGGAGGTGTATCAGCAATGAAAGTATCATTTAATGTGGGTAAAGTTGTAAACTTCTGGGCAAGATGCCATGCATCAATAGTGCCACTTGCAGTAGATCTAAAGAGTCCGGATATTCGGGAAGGATAATATCTATATTCGGCCCAACGTTCTTGATATCCGAATACATCGTCATCGGTAGAGTTTCCTGTAACATAAATTTCCTTATTGAGAACCGCTTGTTCGCCGAGCATTGCAAATGCAGGGAAGTAGAAGTCATAACGGGTTTCACGGCTCCACATACGTGATAAGCCTTGTTGATATGTTAAGTCTGCACGGATTGAAACAAGTCCAATAATGATCCCGTGCTCAACAAATGATTGAGTAAAGCCATGGTTATGAGCGAGAGCAGTACCCATAGAAGCAAGTGTACCAAGAGGAGTATTGGTCCCACTAGCAGCTGAAGCCGATGTTTGAGCGATTGGGTTAATGTTAATCGGTGTTGAACCGCCTCCAAGGTATTCAGGCCTTTGGAGTCGTGCGTCAGGTGAAATGACACCGAAGTGAGATCTAATAATTTCCGTATAACGTGTTCCACCACGTGCGTCCCTTTCAAGTAGTTTTTGAATCTGGAATGATTGGCGAAGTTGATTAATAGTAGCTGCAGTCGCTTGCGCTAAATCTGCATACATAAGACCGGCAGCATAAGCCGGGTCTTGGTCAAACATAGTTGCAACAGATTCATTAGTTTGAATACGGCTATATTCACCGCTTGCATTAAGAATAGATAAAGCGGTTGAATTATCAGGAGCGTAAGTTTTAATAGGAGCAGAATTACCTAAAGGTAATGTAACTGCATCGCCTTTCTGAGGCCAAGGCAGGGCAGACGTAAAGTAATCTTTACGTTTTCCACGGCGGAGTAACTCATAATTAGAAGCTGCAGTTGTATCGGTTACATCGCCTTTATATACAAGAACTGAATCTTGCAAGTTTTCATCACGGAACCATTCATTCCAAATGAGGTTATAGCCACGTGTCCAAAAGGCACCGTGGTCTATTGTTTTTGTTGGGTCCATCTGGCCTACTGTTGGTAAGCCCATGTAATCTTGTAATGACCCAATGGCGTATCCGCCTTCAGGTGATGTTTGTTGTGGTACTACATAATCGATTGAATCGTCTGGATTATCTTGCTGGCCCATAAAGCGTTGCCAGTTATCCCAGACTAAACGATTTGGTACAAAAAAGAAGAATGAATCCATCACCATGTTATCCATAATTGGATAAAGAGGAGTAGATAGACGGGCAAATGCCGTCATTTTTAAATTAAATGTGTCTCCGGGTAATACTTCGTCGACATATACGGGAACAAGGTAACCAGCATCAAATGTGGTTTTATGTGCCGATTGGCAATCAAATTTGGAGCGGGGAATGTCCGCCTTTGGAATCATAGTGAACTGATGTACGTTTACTGATTTATTGCGGTGCATTTTTGCTCCTGTGTTATTGCGTGAGAAAGGTTGCCCTTTCTCTACGCTTGGTTTTTACTTGGTAATTTTTACCTGTTTCCCTAAGGATAGTTGTTTTGGTTGTTCGTGTAAAGCAAACAAACCAGTATTGTCATCAAAGGTTCCGAATTCATAAAGATCGAAATCGTCACTGTGATGGTATAGCTGATTGTCATCAGCTTGGCGGTTTATCTCATCAGAGAAAGACCTAATGGCGACACCAACAGAAGGCACGAACATTGGTCGTGCATATGCGTCCGCTGCACGGTCTTTTACAGAACATAGTACTAGAATCATGAGGATTTTCCTTAAGTGAGGGTACGTTTTAATTTTCTTAATCTGGCTTTTACTACCTTAGCTTTTACGGCAAGTCGTTCAGGTGTATTTTCCAGATGTTTTAGTTTAGCAGTTTTTTCTCGTTGATATTGTATTTCATCGAATTCATAAGGGTTTTCCTTATTAAATTTTTTGTCATAGTATTTAGGAGGTTTAACTTTTTTTTCATTAAAGACAACGTAATCATGAGGATATACGTCGCTTTTATATTTTTCGAGCCATGACGTTCCGATTCCGGGTTTCAGGCTCATTTTTGCATATTCAGGTTTTCTTTGGATTATTTCCCCAGTAGTGAAGTCAACGTCTTGGTAATGGGCTTCGGCTTGTTTACCTTTTACTTTTTTAAGAACGTATCGAGTAACGTAGCCAATTGAGTCCCAGTTAGCGTCTCCAACGGAGGAATAACCAAATGGCCAGAGGGCTTCAAGCTCTT